TTCGGGAGCCAAGATGGTAAGTACATCTGTGAGGTCTTCACGATTAGAAACAGCGGAACCAGGATTAGTGGTGTCGAATGTATTTGAGAATGCCATAATATTTTAGAATTTAATTTATCGGTTTTGTAATTGAAGTGTTCTGAGAGTAATGAAGTCACTCTTATCACCTGATTGCTTAAACTGATTACTCAAGTTCTTGATTGATTTACTTGTACGACTAGCAGGTTTTTCCGAACCAGCAGCACTAGGTGTAGAATTACTGCTAGGGTTAAGTCTTACGTTAGACTTTGTACTCTTTACAGCTTTTCGACCATAGATGCTATTAGCGGCGTGCGCCAGTAGGTAAGGCATTTGTGCTTTAACGTCAGGCGGAAGGTTAGCCATTAATGTATCAACCCTAGGGTCGCCCATAATAGCTTGGTACTCACGCCGTGTATCGTTGTCTTCGCCTTGTAACCAAGGAAGCTCAGCTTCAGCTTGAGCAGTTAAGTGCTCCTGCATCTGTTTGCTTTGCTCTACCGCTTGGATCTTTTCGAGGCGATCAGGCAGGAACTTGTCACGGGCTTTACGTGCCTGCAATAAAGCATTGCGGACATCGGCCTTAGTCATTTCCTTGCCTTCGACTTCTGTGACTACGTCATCAGCTTCATATCCGTCTGCATTGAACATAATGTCCTCTGCCCATTCAATAACGTTACTAGCATCTGTTGCCTTAGATTGTAGATCCTCAAGGGTTTCTACATTAGCAAATGGATTGTTGGTAACTTCTTTCTTTGGTTTAAGCGGATTGTTTTGCTCGGCAGAAAGTCGTGCTTCAATTTGTTGAAGCTTTTCTTCTGCTGCCTTACGTTTAGCTGTGAGTTCTCCAAAGCGAGCTACTGCACGGCTGCCTAGCTTATCAGCTAGTTCCCGCAGTTCCCCTTCGGACATATCATCTAAATCAATCTGAGAAAGAACTTGCTCATCTGATTCAGCTTCTGAAGTTTCGTCTTCAGTATCTTCTACTGATTCCTCAACTTCTTCTGCTTCCTCGTTAGCAATTTCGTCGGTAACCTCTTCTTCAACCTCGGGAGCAGATTGCTCTTCTGGTTGAGGCGTTGGTTGCCCTAAGCGTTGGATCGCAAAATCCTCCGCTGTGATATTTGTCTTTTCCACTGTAGTATTTTCGGGTTCAGCGATTCCCGTTGTGACTTCTGTATTCATATATTTCCACTCTTCAACGCTGAGCGATAGCTATGTTTTGCATTATAGCATACTAAATGTATGCTATGAAATTATTCACTGGACGAAGTCTCTGCCCAACTAGACATTGCAATAATCTGATCGTAGCTTAGGATGCGACCTGATAACTGCTGTAGCTTATCGGTCGGCACCTCATGCATATCGGAGATGCACTCTTCACGCATAAGCTTGATGAAATCAATTAAGCGGTTAAACGAATCGTGCCGCTTTAGATGTTCGATGTCTTCTTCAATAGTCATATTATTTATCTTTTGAAAGATATTCTTTTAAAGCTTGTTTCTGCTCAGGTGTAGCCTTTGCACTAGAATCACCGCTGTAAACCCTAGCCAGAATAGTTTGTTTCATTGCTGTTGGATTATCTGCGTACTCAGTTCCTTCAAAGAACTTAACTTGATCTGGTGTAACTTCAAAATCTGGAGCAAATTCATCTTGTCGCATCTTCAAGCGAATGGCTTCATTCTCTGCTACTGCCCCTAATTGTTTCTTGGATAAAGAGCTGTACGGATTAAGGATAATAGTATTATCTTCAGCCGCCATACCAGCCACTTCAGGTCTATCCGAGAAAAATTGATCCTCTCCAGGATATAACTTTGCACGAATAGGAAACCCAAAGAGTTTATCGGATGCCCGTTTATTTGCGTATTCTTCTGGAGTCATATTAGTATTGTGGCATATCCTGGGTGCCTACTTCTCCCATTTGTGCTGGAGTTGTACCGATGCGGCCAATCTCAGCGTTCTGCATTTGTTGCATNTGNAANTGNTACTGACCTGCGTACTTCTGCAGGCGACCAGCAAAGGCTTCGTCACTCTGTAGNTTNTNCTGGATNTCAGGCTGCTGNCCGTATTGCTCAAGGACTTGCATTGCAATCTGACCACCGCTTGGACGTGCAGGCATTTCAATGCCAGCATAGATCTTAGTGAGATCATCAGTTACGTCCTTAACCACCTGCTGCTGTGCATCCTGTACAGGAGTCAGAACAGCATCTGCTAGGATTGGATCAATAGATCCAGCCATTACAGATAGTAGTTTGTCTACGTCGATACGTCCATTGCGATCCAGTTGTAGTAGTGCAGTCATCTGCGCTAACTTAACTTCCTGAGACTTAGGATCTGTATTTAGTACATCGTAGTTAATAGTAATATCAAAGTTTGCATCAGGGTCACCTCGGTCCATTACCTGTGGATCAGGGATACCAGTTACACGGAAGAATACTTCGTCTGGTCCGAAACGTTGGAAGCAGCGATAAGCCATGCGCATAACCTCTGCATTGTGCTGCAGGAACTTGTCTACCAAGAACTGCTTACGTACACTAGAGATCTGATCGCTTTCATCAAGTCCGACTAGTCGGTCAGCCAGAGCCTCTAGGGTCTGCTCGATTTCAATTGAGCCAACAGGAGCTGGAGGCGTAGGAGCAAAGTCCAGATCACCCTTACGGCGATAAGGAATCATACGACCTGGACCCCAGTCACTTGGTGCCTGGCCTACTGGGTGCAGGATAGGAGGAAGTGTAGCTAAGCTGTTGCGGTCAATGCGGGAGTCACGCTCTACCTTTACTTGGTTTTGGATACCACGAAGGATATCTGGTACTGTAGTCGTATCGTATAGACGCTTGCTGTCTTCTGACAGCTTTGTGACTACAACTGGGTAGTCTTCGTAACCATTGAGCAGCTCACGCTTTGCGTATGCAGGTGCCTCATTGTTATCACCGCTGTAATCCTTATGGAACACAGTGCAGTAGATACCCTCTGAACCATCTTCAGGATCGACCAACCGCTGGTACGCATACACGATTTCTATTAGTTCATTTGCCTCGTAGGCGTTATCGGTCAAGCTAGTACTGCGGCGGCCTTCCTGTTCTCTTTCTACGCTATCTATATTAACACCTCTGTAGTGCTCGATAATATATTCAACGAAATCAGGGTCCCATCCTGCGGTTGCTACCTTGTTCTCAAGTTCTTGAGCCGTATAAAAAGTTTTCCAAAAGCAGTAAGGTGCACGCTGCGGATCTGTAACATAAGCAGGGAAAAAGAAATCTCCGTCTGGTGCCAGTGTCTTAATCTCTGGTGCGTCAATCTGACGGCGAACTGTAGGAAGCTCTGCTTCCCCGAACTTGCGTAGATCCTTTAGTGCTTTCTTTGCTCGCTTATCTGTTACTCCGTCAAAGATATTCTGAAGCATGAATACTAGTTCATCGTCATTCTCTCCTGACTGCACAGCCCCAAAAATATTTGGGTCAAGCTCAGCGATCTGTTGAAGCGTAAGCTTCTGTAGGAACTGGCGGTCCTCTGAGTGCCAGCCCACGTAAGTAATAAGTAGACCACGCTCAAGTAAGTAGTTGGCACCNAGTTCCATTTCACGCTTGTAGCGAGGGATGTAACCACTTGTTACCATCCACTTTAGAAAGGAAGATACAATNTCTGCCCGTGCTACGTCATTGGACTCCACTGGGTAGGCACGAATGTTTGANCGGTTCAANGAAGATACAAACAAAGATACCAGTCGGGTAATGCGCTCGTCTATAACGTGGCTCTCTGTGTCTGATGCTCCCTCCCAAGGGAAGGCATCTGCTCCGTGCTTGCGGTGATCACGGCTTTTACCTGGCCACCAGTTGCGGCGGTCATCGTAACTAGTACGGCATAAATCAAAATAAGCTTCTAATTCATTGACGGTTTGATCGTAGGCATTGCGTAAAGCTGGAATGTCTGGCGAATCCTCAACGTACGTCAAAGCTTCAAAGGTAGATTTATTTTGCATTTAATTGTTTTTTTACTGATTTACTTATGTCGTGGATATGTCCCTTGTAAACTCCAATTTTATCACATAATTCCTGTGGACGCATTGGTTTGTCAATCTGATGCCTAACATAACGATTAAGGTACTCCCAGCCAGCAAGTCTGTTGACCTGCTCGTCGATCCATTTTGGATCTAAAGTTATGTCATCCTCTTCCATTTTTATTTAACATAGCGATAAGATGTACCTACGTCGTCAGTGATAACCTCTACGTTAACATTCTTCCCAGGAAGTAAATAATTCTCAAGTTTCCTTGGGATAACCACTGGTACTTTCTTTTGAATTTCCTTGATGTAGACATACAGGTAACTTCTGTTTGGAGCCTTAGAGTGCACGACTCCACGAAGGATCTTAGGCGTAAGCTCAGGAATGTCAATTGCTTTCTCAAGCATTGCCTGTCCCTCTTCGTTAATCCATCGACCCTTGCCAACTCCAGTGACGGTATCCTCTGGTAGTTTACTTTCTACTAGCCCCGAAAGGTATTCTAGTTCTAGGTTATTTTCTTTTGCAATTATTGTTAATCTTTTCTTAGGCATATTAGTATCCTCCTTTATTTGTTCTGGTTGCTTGCATAGAGGAGTCAGTCATAAAGTCTGGACCTTCTCCACCGTTTGACATTCGCAGGTATCGGATCACGTCAAAGAAATCCTTTAGTGCTTCGTCTGATTTACCCTGCGAGTTATAGTTAATCAGGCTGTCGATAAGGTTTCCGCAGTCCTCGTGTATGTAGCACAGCGGTCGGTTTGATAAGTCTACCCCTGCATTGGGGTTATAGTTAAACCAGTCATCGAGGGCAGTAATGCCCTGCTCCTCCATTACCCCGCTTGACGGAATAAAGCTTAGACCAAAGTCATAGAAGGAAGTAAATAGGTCATCATTGTTTTCATTCTCCTTTGCAAAGAACCTAGAGTCACCAATGCGCTCGGTTACTTCAATGCCTAGGTCTTCTTCGATCTCCTTAAATAGCTCGCAGTATCCCTCTACGTTAAGTCCAACCTTCTTAGATGCAGGGCCATATCTCCACTTGGGGTCACCGAATATCGCCCATTCTCCGTAGGTACCACGGTCTGGCCACTCCTTTCGGATGTATACTTCCCCTAGCTCATTTACTCCTGCCCATATAGCCGTGTAGTTCCTTGCACCAGCAGGGTCAACTACCTGATAGCAGGTGAACTCCGACTTATCCGAAATGTCGGGGAACTTCATCTTGTACTTGTTTGGTTCTTCTTTAAGTACATTTACCTCTGTGTTGAAGTAAGGAAGCAAAGCATTTGCTGATTTAACTGGTACGCCGTAGGCACGTACCATTATCTCTGACTCAGGCTGGTTGACTAGGTCCTTGGCTATACGCTCGTAACCCCCAAAAGGATTCTCGTCTGAGTGCAGGTACACAACTCTTGCATCCCTGCCAGGGCTGTACTGCTCAACAGGTACCGCCCTGTTCTTTAGTAGTGCAGCGGGTCGGGTCTTTAACGTTTCAGCGTTCTTTAGGTATTCGGATATAAATGGTGTATATCCGTCAATCGGCGTAAAGCCGATAAGCATCTTAGAGTCACGAGTCGCAAGACGGAAACGCAGGGTGTTGACCAGTGCAGCGTCACCTAGATATTCGTCAAGCCATGCGCCGATATTCAACCCTATTGGTTTCTTGAACCCGAACTCAAAGCCTTCTAGGATCGTCTGGTTATTGCTGTACTGCGTGTAGGTCTTGAAGTCTACACGGGTCCTAGTATCTGGGAAGATAAACGAAGAGGCCGTGAAGCCATTCTGCATAGAGTAGTTGATGTATCCATCTACGCTCTTAGTCTTGCGCTTGAACTCCTTGGGCATCATCTCCCATACGGCGGACTGCTGTACCTTGATGGAGGTATCTGCGTTCTGGGAAAAGCATACGATATGCCCGTCCATACTTTCCGTGACGGCTTCCATTAGCATCTTGGCGCAGCCAGTAGTCTTGCCCGATCTGTTGCCACCTAGTGCAAGTACTTCATTCTTTGTACGTAATCCCGTACGTATGCGGTCCCACCCCGCTAGGTCAAAGCCGTAGCGTATAGGGTCTTCCTCAGCTGCTTGTATACGTCCTTCGTGAGCCTCGTGCAGTGCAGCCAATAACTTAGGGTCCTGCTCACCAAGCAGGACTATCTCCTCGTCTGTAGGAGGTCGAATGATCGGGTGCTCTGTAAAGCTAATCGGCATTACTTACCTTTAGAATGAGGCTGCTCCGTCCTGGGTGCAGATGGTTTCTTACTCCAATCAATGTCGTCGTAGTTTTTACGCTGCTTTTCAGCGTTGTGCCCCTTGCGGGGGCCGCTTCCTTTAGTGCTCATCTTTTATGTCTATTACTTCTGCTTGTTTAAGTTTCTGGATTCTTTCCTTTGCTGCCTTGATTGTTTCGTCGTAGTCCTCCTGTGTAATGACCTGGCGGTCTTCAGTTATCTGCGTGGCCTCGCCACGAGCAGTGAATGCCTGCCTAGCTGCATTGGATACCGAGATAGAGATCTCCTTTAGGTCCCTGACCGTAGGCTTTAACTCCCCTGACTCTAGGTCTTCCCGCACTGAGTTAATTAGGTCCTCCTCTAGGCTAGACAGATTCAGGTAACTCTTTGCGGCAATCTTGCCGCTTAAGTCCCTGAACTTCCCTAGATGATCCGTGTAGTCCGACAGGACGCTGATGACTGTCTCCCTATCTATGCCGTACTTCTTAACAATCCTGGTCTGGCTGTTGCCAGTACTATACAGATAAAGGATCGAGGCTACCTTTTCGGGGTTGTGCCTAGACAGACTCCGCACCTGAGCGATCTCTTTCTTGTCGGCTACTTCCCAGATGGCACCCTGGATCTCCTGCATCAATGCCTCTTTATTGCACGGGGAAGCTTGCTCCCCCTTATTGTCAGCTTCTTCTAGCATTTAAAAATTAAATGAAAATAAAACTTGACTGTCAATCTTATAGTTCATTAGACTCAAAGCATACTCCTTAAGGAGTCCAAGCCTTAAAGAGTTTCTTGCCCGTAGGGCAAAAGAAATAAGGCATCCCTAGGGACAAAGAAATCCTTAACAACACTCCTTAAGGAGTACAGGTAGCTGGTTGGGTATAGGGCTATGAGGGGGGTATTTTTTTATGGGGCGGTTTATGAATACACAGTCCAGACCAGCACGACGCAAGCAACCCCCTCCCCCCATCCACGGCTCCTCCGCAAGGGACATGACGCTACCCCGATCGGGCACGGCAAGGCACCGCAGAACCCCAGTATAAGCGCAGCTAATAGTAAGTCCGCAACCCTTTCCGAAATGGAAACAATTGCAAAACGGGCTGGCGCAA